GGTACCTACGGAAAGGAATACTACGATATTCGTGAAAAAATCGTTAGTTTGTCAAATCCTTTAATGACCGAAGAAGCAAAAAAAGAAGTAGAACTTTATTATTCAGAAGATATGGACCCTGACGGTAGGGGATATAAGAATCTGATGAAAATGATGATTGAAGACGGATTCTTTAAGTATCTTCCAAAACAAGACGATGCATGGGTAGAATTCCTTCAACCAATTATGAAACTAACAAGAAAAGAAAAAAAACGATACAACAACAATTAATTATGAAAGAAACACAAGATTTAACGAAAATGGAGTTTTTAATTAAACTCAACGACAACATCGTCGTTCAAAGGTTTTTCAATGTTAAGGGTTACAATGAGACTGCAAAACACAGTTTAGAACTTCATGATTACATGAAGAACATTGCCGACTACATGGAAAGATATTTGAAAGACAAAAGTTTGGACTACATGGCAGAAAACGCAGAGTTGATTATGAATGACTCTTCAGTCATGAATACGTCAAAAACTGATGGACCTGAATGGTTTTACCTATACATTAAGATGGGGGAACAGACAATTTGTCATAGGGGTTTTGACGCCAAGGTATACCCACCAAAGGCTAGATACACCGTAGACATACGACCAGAGATAAAAAATATTTTGAAGTCGTTGACTGACATTTTTTCAGGTGAAAACTTTTCTACAACATATATGAATTATCAACTTGCTTGATAGTATTTATCAAAACACGTCAAAGTAAAAACAGTTATGTCAAGCGAGAAAAATTTTGGATATTTAGGAAACACATTTCAAATTCAACTAATCAATCAACTTATTCTAAACAAAGAATTCGCACGTGCGATTGTTGATGTTTTGGATTCAAAATACTTTGATAACCAATACTTTAAAATCATTACCCAAATGATTAAGGAGTATTATGTTAAGTATGAAAGTGTTCCTACTTTTGAAACTTTAGACCAATTGACTCGTTCTGAGATTAGTTCTGAAAGTGCAAGAAAAATCGTTCTTGACACATTAACCCAAATTCGTGATGTAAGTTTTGAGGGTCACCAATTCGTAATTGAAAAGGCACTTAAGTTCTGTAAACAACAAGAACTTCAAAAAGTAATGACCAAAGCTCAAAAGATTATTGACAAAGGTGACTTTGAAAGTTATGACCAATTAGAAGAGATGGTTAATAAAGCTCTTCAGGTTGGTGAAATTGACGAAGCAGAACACGATGTATTCACAAATTTGGACCAAGTGTTAGATGAAGATTATAGACACCCAATCCCAATGGGAATTATCGGTATTGACAATTTGTTGAAAGGTGGATTGGCAAAAGGAGAATTGGGAGTAATCTTAGCACCTACAGGTGTTGGTAAAACAACAGTACTAACAAAAATTTGTAACCACGCATTTAATTTAGGTTACAACGTTCTTCAAATATTCTTTGAAGACAACCCAAAAATTATCCAAAGAAAACACTTCACACTTTGGACAGGAATCGCCCCTGATGAACTTTCATTCCAAAAAGATGTTGTTATGGAAAAAGTTAGAGATATTAAAGAAAATACAACGAACAGGTTGATTTTAAAGAAATATGCCTCTGACACCTTAACAATGAGTCAAATCAAAAATCAAATTAGAAAGATGATTGCCGAAGGAACAAAAATTGATATGATTAGTTTAGATTATATTGATTGTGTTGTTCCTGACAAAAACTTAGGGGATGAATGGAAAAGTGAAGGTTCCGTGATGAGAGGATTTGAAGCAATGTGTCACGAATTGGACGTAGCAGGATGGACTGCGACTCAAGGAAATAGAAGTTCAATATCATCAGATGTTGTTACTACTGACCAAATGGGAGGGTCAATTAAAAAGGCACAAGTAGGACACGTTATCATAACAGTTGCAAAGAGTTTACAACAAAAAGAAATGAAACTCGCAACAATAGCTATTACCAAATCAAGAATTGGACGAGATGGTATTGTGTTTGAAAATTGTAAATTTGACAACGAACTCATGGAAATTGATACCGAAAGTTCAGTAACTTTCTTGGGTCTTGAAGAACAAAAAGAAGAACGAAACAGAAACAGAGTTAACGAACTATTGACAAAAAGAAAACAACAACAACAAATTAATTAAAAATTTAAAGGAGAAAAATAAAAAATGGACGCATCACAAAAGATATTGTCAGACCTCACGGTGTATATGAAATACGCTAAATTCTTACCTGATGTAAACAGGAGAGAAACGTGGGAAGAGTTAGTAACAAGAAACATGAACATGCACATCAAAAAATACCCACTATTAGCTGGTGAAATAGTAGATGTGTACAAGTATGTTTATGATAAAAAAGTTTTACCATCAATGCGCTCAATGCAGTTTGGAGGTAAACCAATTGAAATTTCACCAAACAGAATTTACAACTGTGCTTATTTACCGATTGACCACTTAGACGCATTTGCTGAAAGTATGTTCTTATTGTTAGGTGGAACAGGTGTTGGTTATTCAGTACAGAAACATCACGTAGAAAAACTACCTGAAATTAGAAAACCTAACACAAATAGAACAAGAAGATTCTTAGTTGGAGACTCAATTGAAGGTTGGGCAGACGCAATCAAAGTACTAATGAAATCTTACTTTGGTGAAAATTTGTCAACACCTGAATTTGATTTTTCAGATATTAGACCAAAAGGTGCCCAACTTGTAACATCAGGTGGTAAAGCACCAGGACCACAACCTTTGAAAGATTGTATTCACAAATTAAAAGGTATGTTGGACGCAAAAGAAGATGGTCAAAAATTATCATCAATTGAAGTTCACGACATGGTATGTCACATTGCAGACGCAGTTCTTGCTGGTGGTATTCGTAGAGCGGCTTTGATTTCTTTATTCAGTGCTGATGACCAAGAGATGATTTCTTGTAAGTCAGGTACATGGTGGGAAACAAACCCACAAAGAGGTAGAGCAAACAATTCAGCGGCTTTGGTTAGACACAAAATTACAAAAGAATTTTTCTTAGATTTGTGGAAACGTGTTGAAGCATCAGGAGCTGGTGAACCTGGTATCTATTTTACAAATGATAAAGATTGGGGAACTAATCCATGTTGTGAAATTGCATTGAGACCAAACCAATTCTGTAACTTATGTGAGGTAAATGTTTCTGACATTGAATCACAAGAAGATTTGAACAACCGTGTTAAAGCTGCGGCGTTCATCGGAACACTTCAAGCAGGGTATACAGATTTCCATTACTTGAGAGATGTATGGAAACGTACAACTGAAAAAGATGCTTTGATTGGTGTATCTATGACAGGTATCGGTTCAGGTGTTGTATTGGGTTATAATATGAAAGAAGCTGCTAAACTTGTTAAAGAAGAAAACACAAGAGTTGCTGAGTTGATTGGTATCAACAAATCAGCACGTACAACTACTGTAAAACCAGCTGGAACCACATCTTTGACATTGGGAACATCATCAGGTATCCACGCATGGCACAACGACTATTATGTTCGTAGAATCCGTGTAGGTAAAAATGAATCTATTTATCAATACTTGGCAATGTATCACCCCGAGTTGGTTGAAGATGAATATTTCCGTCCACATGACACGGCAGTTATTTCAGTTCCACAAAAAGCACCCGAAGGAGCAATTTTAAGAACTGAATCACCATTCCAATTGTTGGAACGTGTAAAGAAAATTACACAAGAGTGGGTTAAACCTGGTCACAGAACTGGTTCAAATAGTCACAACGTATCAGCAACAATCAGTTTAAAACCTGAAGATTGGGAATTGGCAGGTGAGTGGTTTTGGGAAAACCGTAATTTCTACAATGGTTTATCTGTTTTACCTTATTCAGAACATAGTTACATCCAGAGTCCCTTTGAAGATTGTACAAAAGAAGAATATGAAAGATTATTCAAATCACTAACAAATATTGATTTAACAAAAGTTGTTGAATTACAAGACAACACAGATTTGAGTGGTGAGTTGGCATGTGCTGGTGGAGCTTGTGAAATTAAGAAACTTACAT